ATTGAACTTTTGTTAAACTTATTACTACCCATTTGGGCAAATAGTTCATCCCAATTTCTCATAAGGTTTATCAATGCTTGACCTACTTTAATTTCGTTTTCATTGAGTTTCATTTTTTCCTTGTCTGAAAGGATTCTTTCAATATTTTCAACGGTATGTCCTGTTAGTTCAGTCAAGAATGTCTTTCTTGGGTCAGTTTCATCATATGAATATGTGATATTATCATTTATATCATTTTGAACCGTTTCAAATGGATTATCGTAAGAAATATTTCTCTTCTGATTCTTTGAGAATTGATTGATTTTATAAATCAAATAATTTTTACAAATTGTACCACAATAAGAATATGCTTTATAATTTGTACTAGGGTCGAAACATGATAGCTTAGTCATAAGGAATGATATAGTATCGTCAAATGTTTCTTGGAATTCCTCATCTGGTGGATACAAATTATATCTCCTTATGATTGATTCAATCATCTTCGTAAATGCTGGTTTGAGGGTCGTGTTGAAGATTCTATTCTTTTCCCTTTCATCATCAGTGGAAATGTAATCTACAACCGCTTGTTCTTGTTCTTCATAGAAATAACCTTTTCTTTCTTTAGATGGTTTTCTACCTCTCTTCTTTTTGACTTTTTCTTCTGTTACGCAAATTTCTGACATTTCAAATGATATTTATAATTAGGGATTATTCCTCATAATGATTAATTTAATACTAAATATCTTATCAAAGGCAAATCTGCGTAATTTCAACACACTTTCTTTCACATTTTCCAATTGGAAAATCTTCGCGTTGCCGTTTTGATGTAATAAAAAAATGGCATTAACCATCATAATTAATGCCATTTGTTTTGGTTTATTTATGTATACCAATGAATAAATAGAAAACATCATCTGCCACATCGTTTTCTACTTTAAGAATAAATGGCTTTTCGTTATAATATGATTCAATTTGAAACATTAGTTTTGCGAAAATTTCAAAATAATTGCTCCAAATTCCACGACCATTAAGCCCTCCTGCAACACATATTATATAATGATTAGGATATTCATTTTTTTCTTGGCATAAATTTTCAACAATAGAAAGACTTTTACATTTTGTAGTATCTATTTTTTCTATAGATTTATTGACAATCTCGATTATTTTTTCCTTATCCATCATTCTTCAGCCTCTTTACTTTTATTATTAAAAATAAATTTATTAGGGTCACGTTCAACATTTGGATGGAACATATACTCTCTTTTTGCGAGGTCAAAAAGCCATTGTGTTTCTTCTTGACTAATTGTTTCTTTATAGATTTCTGTTAATGAGCCTTTTCTTCCAAGCTTGTGGTTATATCCCACCTTTGGAATTACATAAACAGTCTTATTCTTATTAGTTGCACGTAACAGCCATTCATACCAGAACGTAATCTTAATTGATTGCTTCAAGCCACCTACCTCTTTCCAATCAGCAGTATTGAAGATGCTACCTGTCATATAGAAATCAAAATAATTCTGTAAACAGTCGTTGTCAATAAAACCAATTTCATTTGAGAATGCAGAAGCCCATGCAGCTTCATTTCCAAATCCGATATACTTACCGTCATTAAAATCTGTGATGTCCTCAAGATACATGAATACGCTTGTACTTGGCATAAACTCGATATATTTCTTAGCATTATCATACCAGATTGGTGTATATGTATCATCAAACTCAAGAATTGAGAACCATTTCTCTTCGATTGTGTTAACTGCTGCGTTTACAAGTTCTGCGAAAGAGCTACCTTCTGACTCTGACACGACACCAAGTCTATCACTTATATCCTTCAACTTCTTTCCATCAGTGCCTTTTGGTACTGAAAGCAATACATTGAGTTCGCTTGGTACTGACTCAACAGCCTTGTTTAACAACTCAATATTTTCCTTACCAAATTCATTCATTGGTATTATCACTACTAGCTCTTTCATTGTCATTCTTAATTTTTTCTTTTATTTTATTAATATATTCTACTTTCATTTCATCAAAGCTTCTTTTATCACCATTGAATCTCTTGATTATCATTTCACAGCCCAATGCGCAAGTTTCAGCCTCTACATCAAATTTTGTGTCGCCAACAATTTTATCAACATCATTTATTAAATTAACAATATCTAGTTCTTTGCAATATTTAATAAATTTTTCAAAATTAAATAAATCAAGGTTGTTTAGATTTTCTTTGTTTCCTATAGAACCACAACATACCCTTCGTATCATTGGGAAGCCAATCGTTTCAAACGGTCCAGTTAAACTATTTTCAGTCGCTTCTGCTATGAGATATACAGCCAACTGTTCCATAGCAACAGCGCCTCTTTCTTTAACCTCACCTTCAAGTCCTTCAATAAAACCTAACTTAGACCATCTTTCTAGATAATTCTCAATCATTTTTTGACCTTTTTCGGTTTTTTTGAAATCTTTGTAGTTGTGAACACATATTGATTTGTCGAGTTCAATTATACCGAGAACACCTGTTTCTAAAAATTCCTTCATGTTACTCTTCCTCCTTCTTAGCTTTAATCTGGATGATTAACTCTTCCATTTCCCTTTTTCTTTTTCCAAGAGTGTCATTAACGTATGTAAGCAACTCACCCTTAGTCTTATCGTAAGAGTAGTTTTCAAGAACCTTCTTACCTTCTTCCTCAAGAACTGTAGGAACTTTATCTGTAATCCATGAACGAACAACACTTGCCAACTGTTTATGTAATGTATCGTAGTCGTTAAACCAAACGCAGCAATTTGGTAATGTACCATCTTCATTAGAAGCCCAATCCCATTCCGTTTCAGGAACTTTACACATTGTAATTGAACCGCTTTTAACGGACTCAAGAGCAGAATAACAGAAACTTGCATCCTCGTCAACAATAACAGTTATAGCACCCTCACGCAATGCTTTTGCAAAGTCTTCTTTGGATAGATTCCTGAGCTCTTTAAATGAAACCCATTTAAACATTGGATATTTCCAATAGAATGGTTTTACAATTTTCTTAATATTTGACTGGTCCTTAGCGATTACATTAACTACCATTTTCTTTGGCTCATTTGTTTTACCAAAAATTTTAGAGATAAACGGTGTAATTTTTCTAAGTTTAACATATGGAAATGACTCATTAAGTTCTGCTGCTTGATAATCTGAATTAGTTATTCCTTCCATAATTCCGAAATCACCCCACTGAGCGACATAAGGCATTTGTTCTACCAAGTAATTGTAATTCTGAAGGATAGCAACTCTCTTACAAGGAAGCTGCTTTGTCTGGTTCATAACTTGTGAATAAATCTCAGGTATAAACAGCAAGTCAGATGGTGATGTTCCAACCTCTCCCTTGTTTACATTATAATGTGGAAGATTAGCATATTTTTCATCAAGCCATGCTCCAACTCCAACAAACTCTTCTTCTGTATGTAGCATACTTACATCGTAACCTTCTTCTTTACATATCAATGCAAGGTTGTAGATATACTCTAGGCTACCACTTGGTACACCCTTTGTATCAATTACGAAAAAGAAGATTCTGTTTTCTTTCTTATCTATTTTTGAAATTTCCTTTTCAATGTTTTCAATAATCTTTAAATTTTTTTCACTCATTGTCGGTATTTTTTATATCTTTAATTAATTCATATGCTTGCATTGTATTGTATGTAATGCTTTGTCCTAAAGACATAATATTTGGGTCTTCTACAGCATCCAAAATATCAATAAATGTTTTAACAAGGTCATAACGAATAGTATTTTGACCAGTATAGTCATTTACTTTTACCTCTTTTACTTCTTTAGTGTTTGGAATCATCTTGTCCAACTTTTTGTCAAAAATGTAATTTTCCGTAATCTCAACATCATTGGTTCTTTCATTTGGATTGCCAAACACAAAATCAGTTATTTTGTTGATGTCAAAAATAAATGTGTTTTGTTTCATCCTTTTAATTTGTTAAAAAAATCTTCGTCAGTTATTATTTCGCTTAAATTATCGTAATTTAAGAATGCTTTATCTTTTGCCTCTTTATTAAACGGTCTGTTGATTAAAACTACTTTTTTACCTTCTGGGATTTCTTTTTCAAAAAACTCGTCTCTTGCTGTTATCACGACATCACATTCATCCCATACCTCGTCAATATTTTTAGGGAAAAATACCTTTCTAACTCTTGTGCCTATTTTACTCAAGAAAAAATATGTTGATTGAATGCTAAGTTCACCTTCATTCAAACTGTAAAACACAATTCTAATATCTTCGTCTTCAATATTGGATATATCTGTGAGCCAGTTTGTAATTTTAACAGCCAATTTTTTTTCCATTGTACTAGCGCAACCGAAAATTTCATATGGATAATCAATGAAAATGAAATTATTTTTTTCGTAATTACTGTTAAATTTAGCGAATGTCTTAAATACATCCTCCTTGTCATCTATTTCATCAATATCCGTTTCAGGAGAAAACTCTTTTGCGTAGTATTTTATAATTTGTTTGTTAATATTTCTAACAACATGATTTAATTCAACACCTATCGTTAACATATAAAATATATTTTATAATTTAATTATTTCAATGCTTTTTGCATACATTCTTTACAAATTGGCTCTTGACCGCTTGCCTCTTGTATGTCTGCATCATACACAGACATTTCTTTTCCGCATACAGAACAATATCTTTTCCTTTCAACCTCTGCCAAGGAAATAGGGGTATCTTTTTTTTCTTTCTTATCATATTTCTCTGCCATACTCTTTGAATAGTATTTTGCTTCCAAATTAAGCGGAACTCTCATATACTCATCCCAAGTTAATGTCAGTAAAAATTCATACCCATTTCGTACAAAATTTTTGAATTTTCCACCATTGACAAAACTATATGTTACAAAATCATCCTCATTCGTTGCTTTATAGGTACAAAATGAGAAATTTTTTATTGATGAAGCAATCTCATTTCTTTTAACCTCGTATTCACTTTTTACATTAAGAAGTTTAGAGATTTCATTAATGAATGGCATTGATGCTCCATCGTAAGGATTTGGTTCAGAGTTAAAATGCAAAGTGGTTTCAATTAAACCAGTTTCATCATTAATGTTTACATCAACTTTGGTTGCAAATTTTTCAACTTTAAATCTCACAAAAGATTCATAATCTATTTCGAATCTATAACGCTCAACCCCATATTTTCCGACTTGGTTTAATCCTTCAAGGACAGATTCGCATATGTTTTCATTTTCTTGAGAGAATTTATATTTTTTCCTATCTGTTGGTTTCTTTTCTTTTTCTTCTTTTACCGCCACGCCATTTCCTAAATACTTGTATTTTTCAGATTCATTTGCAACCTTATAGGTTCTATATCGCAATTCTTCAACTTCTTGCGTGACTTCACCTTTTAGCAAGTGTTTTGCAACTCTTTGGTCAGAAACTTCTTGGTGTATTGATGTACCCAAATCATCTTTAGAGCCACTTCCCATAATTTCTGAATCTGCTGCTCTCAAACCATGAGGTAATCCATACAAAAGGTTTAAAAAATATTTCTTAATTTTTTTCAATCCCATTATTTTCCATTATTTTTGTTATTTTATTTTTTATGGCATCTTTTACGATATTCCTATAAAATAGAAATTTCTGCCTATCTTTAATCATATTTTCCATATCTTTAGGCATATTTTCAAATAGTTTATCTCCAGTAGCCAACGAATATCCGTCTGTCATTCTAGAATAGTCCAAAAAAATTTCGTTTACAATACCATATAAACTAGTGAGGCTTTCTAGATTTTTTTTAGATAAATTTTCTAGGGTTTTGTTCGTATCCATATTATTTCTTTTTTAATATATCAATTGGAAATTTATTGCCAAATTTCTCATTTATAATTTCTCTATTTTTATACCATGTATCTTTAAGTTTCCCTATTGAATTGTGCGCAAGCCTAATGTTCGTAGTCACACCAATCTTGCATTTCTTCTTAAAGAAATTGGATAAGCAAAAATATATATCATAAAAATCAAATCCAGAAAGTTCTCTACTGAAATTTTCTGATATTCTCTTTTTGTGAACACCAATAAAAAGACCATCAATCACAACAACCTCTTGTAAATCTTTTTCAAGAAGTGGCGAAAATGCTGTAAGCCATGATTTACCTTCCCATCTATGGAGTACTTGACCGAATTTCTTTTCATAATTCCACCAAGCACCGTTTTCATCAAATTGAGCAGAGCCAGCAACACCGATTATTCCATAGTCTTTGTTCTCGTTAAAAAGACGTAAAAGTTCTTTACCCCATCCTTTCCTCAAAAATTCTATATCATCATGTATAAACAAAATGATATTTGTTTCAATATCTTCTGACACGACCATATCAGCATATATTTTAGATAATGACAATCCATCTGGATTATGAACGCATATGACGTTTAAATCACATCCACAAGTTTCCCTAATATGCTCGATAAATCCTTTATTTTCCTCACCTTTTTTCTTAGAACAAAAAATGACAGTTATTTTATTTTCCATACTTTTTATAAAAAATAAAAATGTGTTCAAAAAAATCAATCTTTGAACACATTTTTTTATTATTATTTATTAACAGCAGAAACCGCATTATTTGAATTAATTATTACAGTAGAATATTTTTTCATTTCTTCTAATGTAAATACCCCTAAATATGACATTGCAGAGCAAAGATAATCCATGAAATTTGTTGCCCAACCGTGCATTGTATATAGTACTGGTAATGTTGTTTTCAAACCCTCACTTGTTTTTGTTTTAGCACCATTTAATGCAATTTGTCCCTCTCTAGAAGCCATTCCGTAAAAGGTTGCCTTAATATCTCCTAAGAATATTTCTTTTCCTTTATATTTTGCCCTCCATCCAACATCATCAAAAATAAACTCATTTAAATCTTCTAGTTCAGTCCGTAAAGGTAATTTATACCATTCATCACTATTAACAGTTTTAGGTGCTGCTGATTCAAGCATTTTAGCAAACACACTACCAATCATTGCATAATCAGCCCCTAGTGCTAATGCTTTAATTATATCACGATAGTTTCTAATTCCACCATCTGCAATAATTTTTGGTAACTTTTTATATTTGTTTTCTATCCTTTTTCTAACTTCTACGGTATCATCAATTAGTGTTGCCATTGGGGTGTGAATTCCAGTGTTAGAAGATGAGAGACATCCACGACCGCCACCTATGCCAATTCTTATATAGTCAGCACCAACCCTAGCGTATTCCTCATATGTTTCTGGATTAGCAATGTTTCCAACCATTATGACTATATTATCACCGTAAATGTTTTTTGCTGCCCTAACCAAATGAACACTTTTTTCCATGTGCCCATTTGCAATGTCGATTAAGGCTTTAAGTGTGGTGTTTTGTTCTAATGGCTCTTTTTCGTTGCAAAATATTGTTTCAAATTCAGTCATTGAATATGCAGCCCATCTTCCTTTTACCGAATAGTCAACTCTATCTTTAATAGACTCAGTTCTAGGTAAGATGGCATAAATCATTTCGTTTTCAAACTGTTTAAAATTTTTTTTACTAACAACACAATCCATTGGTGCTGTGAAAAGAGGCAACATCCCATTTTCGTCAAATGGGATACACTCTTTACGATGCTCTATTGCACTCAAAATATTAGGCATTATAGTAACATCTTCATAAGTATAATAAATTTTATCTTTTATTAGCCCCATATAGTTTTCGTCTTCTTTTAATGTAAAATTCTGGTGTTCTTTCCTCACCGTTTATTTTTAAGTCACTTCTGCTTAACAAACCAACTGCTTTTTCCTCCCCATTATCCAAACGAACCAAAACTGACCCATTAAATGTTTTTGGTATTTCAGACACTACACCATGTAAGGGTATACGTCTTGGGAAGCATAGGTCAAATTCAATTGTATCGCCAACTTTTACAAATTGGTCTGAAAATAAAATGTTATTTTTCGAGAACTTAGTCCATTTGGCTCTTGCTTTTTTATATCGTTCATTATCGTCTGTCGTGTTGGAGAACAATCTCCAAAATATAGTATCAATTTTAGAAGAAATGCAATATTCTTCTATAGCGTTTTCCAAAGACAGATATTTTTGATTTACTCCATTATTTTCAGAATATTCCCAAAAAAAAGGCGTTTCTTCGTGATATTTCTTGAAAATCACATCCATTATTTTTTGTTCTTTGCAAAACCAAAAAAATACTTCTAATATACTCATTAATTTCCAGTTGAACCAAATCCGTTTGAGCCTCTTTCAGTTTCAGAAAGTTCAGCTACTTCGGTTATTTTTACATTTGGGTATGGCAAAACTACCATCTGCCCTATTCTATCCCCAACCTTATATGGGGCAAAATTCATCGGATTATCAAGAATCCAATTTCCAGCATCATTAGCCGATTTAATTGTCTCATTCCATGTGAATGTAACTGTATCTCCACTAGAAACGGTAAATGGTTTCCAAGAACTATTAAAAAAATAGTTCATTTTTCCATTATTTGCTAAAGTTTCCAATGATGTTCTATTTTTATAGCAGAACATAATCTCCCCTCTATATATCGCTGAATCCACAATTCCCACATGGTTGCATAAATAAGCATCTGTTTTTCTGTTTGAACTTCTAGGGAATAAAAATATCCCGTAATGTTTTTCTGATTCTACGGCAATTCCAGTATGATATATGTACATATCATTTTCCCTATCATATTCTACAGATATTGCGGTTAAGTCCATGCCAACGTCTCCATCATGCGCATACGTTGGTATTATGGCGTTTTTTTCAAGTTTTTTTATTTTGATTTTCAACGGTGTTTGACCAATTGCTTCTTTTGCATATGTGATGAAATCTTTCCTATCATCGTAATCTTTAATATCCATTATTTTTTGTCATTTAAGGTTAAATAAGTTAGTTCGCTTGCTTGTCTCACAATCGTTGACATAATACTAGAATGCCACCTTGCTTGGTCATCTGTTAAATCCCTGTCATTGACAGTCATTGCTTCTGCTTCTTCGGCAGTAAACCCAATCCCACAGTTTTGGCACAGAATCAATGAGTGTAATCCAGTTCTAATTGAAGGAAGTTCATTATCATATTTGTAAATTAAACCTCTTTTCTCAATTTCCCAAGAATTATCATTTGGTACAAGTCTAATAGCCTTTGCGAGTTGATGCAGCAAACAAATTTTTACTAATGTGTTTTTATCTACTTTTTTCTCATCTGGTAATAGTTCATTTAATTTAACTGCATAAGGAGTAAGAGTTTTTAGTATAATTTCAAGTAATGAACCCTCATATGCGTTTCCAAATTCATTGGAATTAGTAAAACTACCATTCAAGATGTTATTACCATATTTTTCCTCAAGGTATGAAGTTTCAATACCAAGTTGAGATAATTTTTTGAAAAATAATTTTAAATTTTTTTCTTTTGTTTCTGTTGTAATCATATTTAACATTTTTAAACTTTAGTGCAAAGATATATAAAAAAATGTTAAAAAACAAAATGTATTTAGTTTTATTTTCTTTTCTTTATTTAATTTCTTTTCTAATATATTATTAAAAATTAAATAATATTTATATAATAAGAAAAATAATAATTTATTTATATAATATATTTGAAAATGAGTAGAAATAATAGAATTCAGCAACCTTATGGCTACAGAGAGCAGAATAGTTTAACAACTGAGTCAGCCATGATTTGTAACGCCATAACTGGTGGTTCTGCCTCAAGTAAGGAAATTATTGAAAAGATAAACTATATTCTTTACAACGGTTTTTTTGGGGTCAGTTATGACAAAGGTCTAGATTCTTATACTTTCACCAATTCCCTTGGAAACTTGATTGGTGCTGCAAAACTAGAGGATATTGTTGTTAACCAACTTATCCAAGAAATAGGCTATAATCAAGATGAAAAAAAGATTTTCATAAAGCTTGAAAACGATGAAACTATCGAAATACCGCTTGATACATTGGTTAACCAAGTTAATAGTTTAGTCGAAGATGAAGCCATTTTGAGGAAAGAAGAAGATGATAAAATTTGGGATGCAATTGGTGAAATTGGAACTAGTGGAAGTAGTATTGTTGAAATGATTGAAAACGAGATTTCAGCAAGAACTAAGGGTGATGAAGACCTTTGGGAGGCATTGAATCAAGAAGTTTCTGCAAGGACTGACGGAGATTCTGTTATTGATGAGAGACTTGAAGAAGAAGTTTCCGCAAGAACTGATGAAGACCAGAAGATTTGGGGCGCAATTGGTGAAATTGGAGTTAGTGGAAGTAGTATCATAGAGCTTATCAATAACGAAGTTTCTGCAAGGACTGATGAAGACCAGAAGATTTGGGGCGCAATTGGTGAAATTGGAGTTAGTGGCACGAGTATTGTTGAAATGATTGAAAACGAGATTTCAGCAAGAACTGATGAAGACCAGAAAATTTGGGATGCGTTAAGTGCGGAAACAGAAGCTCGTAAAAATGAGGATATTTTAAATACAAATAAAATTGAAGAAGAAGTTTCCGCAAGAACTGATGAAGACCAGAAGATTTGGGATGCAATTGGTGAAATTGGTGCTAGTGGAAGTAGTATCATAGAGCTTATCAATAACGAAGTTTCTGCAAGGACTGAGGGTGATGAAGACATTTTGGAGACATTGAATCAAGAAATTTCAGCTAGAACTGAAGGTGATGCTGCTATTAATGAAGAGCTTGACCAAGAGAAGCTTGACCGTTCAGCAGCAGATGGTGAGTTAGAAGGTAAGATTGATACAGAAAAGACTGAAAGAGAAGCTGCTGATAATGAACTTGACGGTAAGATTGCTGCCGAAAAGAATGCAAGACTTTATTGGGATAACCAACTTTCAGGTGATGTCAAGACAGAAAAAACTGAAAGAGAAGCAGAGGACAAAGCAATTTGGGCTGCATTAAGCGCAGAAACAGAGGCACGTGAAGTTGCTGACGAAGCATTATCAAGTTCAATCGAAGCTAACAAGGTATCTGTTATTAAGGTAGAAACCGCATTACCATCTAACGTAAAAGAAGCATATGAGCTTAAAAATACAAGCGGAGAGGTTCTTGGTGCTAGAATCAATATTTACAAGGATTCTTCATTGAAGGATGTTGAACTTACAGACCATGATGATAGCGGTCATACTGGACAGTTCTTGATGCTCACATACATTCTTGAGGACGGTACTGAGAAAGTAGAATATTTAGATGTATCACAGTTTTTGGTTGATGCAGAGTTTAAAGATGGGCTTGTAGTTAATAATGCGGGTGAAGTTAGAGTTAAGATTGACCCAGCAACAGAAACATATATATCAGTTTCACAAAACGGAGTTAAAGTTAGCGGCATTGATGCGATAGCACAAAATTTAGCCAATGAAATAGCAAACAGAGGAAATGCCGACACTCGCCTTGAAACGTTAATCACAACTGAATCAACAGCAAGGCTAAATGCTGATAACGATTTAAATAATGCCATTACTGCTGAAACAGCCGCAAGGGAATCTGCTGATAGCGAATTTAACGTTAAATTATCCAACGAAAAGGCAGAACGTGCCGAAAATGATAGAACCTTAAGTACTCTAATAAACACAGAGATAAACAATAGGACAAGTGCTGACCAAACCTTGAACAGAACTTTAACACAAGTTAGTACCGATTTAGCAAATGAAATTAGTAGTAGGTCTAGTGGCGATAGTAATCTGCAAGAACAAGTTAATGCGCTTAAAACGGCTGATACTGAAATAAAAAGCAATATCTCAAATGTTGAGGATAGCTTGGCAAACGAGATTAATAACAGAGCACAAGCCGAAGCTGATTTGCAGTTGCAGATTAACAAGAAAGCTAACTCAGTGGATGTATATTACAAAACTGAAGTTGATTCAACTTTTGCAACAAAATCTGAAATTCCTACTGATTTCTACAGCAAGGCAGAAGTTGATGAGAAGGATAATGCAATCAAGCAACAGTTAAATGCTGAAGCTGCTACAAGAGAGGCTGAAGATGTAAGATTGAACAACGCTATCACTGCTGAGACATCTTCAAGAGAGGCTGCTGATACTGCATTACAGAACAATATTGACGCTCTTGAAACTCAATTGAATAGCAAGTTGGTTGAAGTTAAAGCAAAGGATACATCTATTTCAGTTGACAACACAAATGCGACAAAGCCTGAGATTAAAGTTAATATCAGTACTGAAGTTGACCAAATTGTTAAGCTTAATGCAGACGGTATCTACGCTAAGTCAATACTTGACTATGACGAAGAACACAACATCTTGATTTACACAAATACAACTGGTACAACAACAATTGCCCTAAAGACTAAATCAGAAATTGATAGAATCTATTATGATAAACCAAATGAAAGGATTGTAATTGAGTACACAGTAAATGGTACAAGAAAGGAAGATGTATATGTTCCTGTACATGATTTGATTCAAGAATGGAGAACTGAGGATGGCAATATTGGCGCAATTGCATTGACCAAGGATGTAATTGTTCCAGATGCAGATGTGTTAAAGGCAAGACTTATCCTTAATACTGCTCACGGAGACAACGCAGCAATTATTGACGATAATTCGTTGTATGTATCAAAGAATGCAATTGTATCTGGAGTGACTGAAGAAATTAATGCTCTTAAAGCAAGAGTTGCAACACTTGAGGCAACGTTACGACTTGCAACGCAAGAGCATACAGCACAGTCGCAAAGGATTACTCAAGTAGAACAGAAAAATACAAGTCAAGATGACAAGATTGCCGAAATAAACAGTAAAAACCAAAGTCAAGATAAATCTATAGCAGATTTACTTAACTACATAAATGTTAATACTGAGCCTTAAATATAAAATATATGGAATATGGTATATAAGACATACATAAGTAAATTTACTACAATTGTTTCAAATTCTAAAATTAACACTGGACTGAATCCAGTATCAGAATTGGTCTATGGGCGTGATACAATCGTTTCTAGGGCATTGATTTATTTTGACCACAACAAAGTTAAAAAACTTATTGATGATGGAATTATGATTGATAAATCAAAAATGAAACATACGTTGCATATTACGAATGCTGGCTCTATTGATATGTCTCAGTTGCATCATTGTGAAACAAGTTCAATTAACGACAACAAAAAAATCCGTGCAGCATCTTTTGACATCATTTTTTTCCTTATTCCTAAACCTTGGGATAGGGGAAAGGGCTTTGATTATACAAAAACTCATTTCAATGTAGGTTATTATTCACCATCACCGATTGACCCGAAGAGGCTAGTTTCTGAAGATGGGTGCAATTGGTTTCAACGTCAAAATGGACTTAAGTGGGAAGATGAAGGCGTTTATACGAATGATAGACTATCACAAGAGTATGATAAATGGGCTGCTGGAGAAGAATCAATCATCATTGGTAGACAGCATTTTGATTACGGTAATGAAAATATAAATTTAGACATTACATCTGTGTTCAACAGGTTTATTGATGGTGAATTAGAAAATTATGGGATAGGAATAGCATATTCACCATTGCTTGAAGCGAGTGATAGCGAGTATGAAAATTATGTTGGTTGGCTTACAGATAAAACAAATACATTTTTTGAGCCATTTGTCGAAACAAGATACGATGACATTGTATCAGATGATAGGTCTAATTTTGTTCTTAATAAAAAAAATAGATTGTATCTATATTGTACAATAGGAGAACATCTTGAGGATTTGGATAAAGCACCAGTAGTTACGATAACTAATGGAGAAGATGAGGTTGTGAAAGGCAAGGATGGGATGCCAATGGAAGAGATTGAGGCTAAAAAATTCTCAAAGGGTATATACTATATTGATATAACCATCCCTAAAAGCCATTTTGAAGCCGATACAATGCTTTATGACACTTGGGATGGGATAATGTACCAAGGGGAGGAATTGGACGCTGTAGAACTTGATTTTACGCTTAAAGACACTCCAAACTATTTTAATATAGGAAATTCCCTAGAGTCAGACAATATCACTTATAACCCTTCGATTAATGGAATCAAAGAAAAGGAACAGATTAAAAGAGGGGATATTAGAAAACTTACCATCTACGGAAAACCATCTTATACCAATAATACTTATGAATTGCTTGATAGCATGGATATAAGGCTATATGTTAAGGATGGAACTAGAGAGATTGATGTAATAGAATGGGATAGAGTAAATAAGGCATTCACGAACAATTACTATGTGATAGATACCAACATATTAATACCTAACAGATATTATGTCGATGTAAGGATTAAATACGGCATGAACAGTATCATCCACCATGACGTGCTTAGTTTCGACATTGTGGACGATTTAAATAACAGATACGCATAATAAAAGGTGGGAATTACCCACCTTTTTTATTTATTTCTTCAAGCTGTTTAAAGAAATTTTCTTTTTCAATCTTTTTTTCTTTTCTTTGCTCTATGAAATTCCTAATTTTTTTACCTAGGTAAATAGGCATCACAATAGCCCCAACGCAAACGGCAATTAGGATGGCAATAGGCCATAATACACATACAAGTACAACAAGAAATGCCTTAAATAAAATAAACCCATCACCATCTATGTTTTCATCATAGAAAATGCCTAGCAAGAATAAAAGAATTAGTCCTAGGATTATACCGATGATAGTCCAAGTGGTTCCGAAAGCTGTTATTCCAAAAATCATATTAGAATGTATTAACGTTATGGCTATTTCGTTATTTTTTCAACAATAATACCTAAAACCTTATCACTGACCTCATTTGCCCAAAGAATTGTGCGAGTGGGGACTTCAGTACCGAACTCAATTCGTAAGTCTGCGTCAGATGCGTCAGAATAGTCACTGTTACTACATGTGATTGTAGCGTTGTCAACATAGCTGCCGCAAGCATAAACATCAATTTTCAGTTTCTTGATATACACTCTATTAACGAGACCGTCACGAGTGCAGTCAGAGCTGATTGCATCACTTTTGCTGTATTCATCACCATTGTTGTACACGGCATCGAAGATACAGCGAATCATTTCAAACCGTTTCATTTTTTATCGTTTTTTTTGTTTCGTGATGCAAAGGTACAAAAAATATTTGGTTTGACCAAAATTTTAGGTGATTTTTAACTTTTATTATACTTTTCAAAATATTTATTGTAAGTTATCAATAGTACTATGGACAACAAAACATTAAATAAAAATAAAAAATGAAGCGCATATTTCCGTTTTTAGGATTTATGCGCTTTTTTTTAAAACTAAAACTTTATGGGAAAAAAGAAAAATCTAAAAGGATTGGATGAATTAGAGATTGAATTCATCGAAAACAAGATGAAGGGAGACAGTGCTCTCAATTATCTTACATCGTGCGGAATGATAACGCAGTTAAAAGCTTTGAGTTTTAAGCTTGACATTAAGTGTAAAAATGAAAAGCAAAAAGATTTTCTTAATGTTTTGAAAAATAAAAAAAATCAAATTTGTTTTGGTATTGGTTCACCTGGAACGGGAAAATCATACATTTCTCTTTCGTTTGCGCTTAAAGAACTTAAAGAAGGGAGGTACAGCAACATCATTATGATTGTTCCTACAGCACCAGCAGGAGGTATTGACCTTAATTTAGGGTATTTGAAAGGAGATTTTGAAGATAAAACTAGACCATTTAAGGAGTGTGACGAGGAGACAATATCCAAAATACTTAAAAATAGCGGAAATGGAGACCCACAAATAATGGCTAAAAATTTGATAAATGGTGGTTATATCAAATATGAATTTATCAATTATGTATTGGGTAAAACGTTTGACGATTCATTAATACTTGTGAATGAAGCAGAACAATATACGAAGGAAAACATGAAACTGCTACTTACTAGACTAGGAGAAAACAGTAAAGTAATAATTACTGGAGATTGCGAACAAGTTAACAGACGTGACATCGTAAACAAAAAGTCTGAATGCGGACTTGAATATGCGGCAAACCATTTGAGAAGCCTAGACGAAGTTGGCGTTACTGAATTTAATAGGGAAGATATAGTAAGGAATCCTTTGATAACAAAAATTCTAGACAATTGGGATTAAAAATATATTTATTAATATAATAATAAACTATAAAATATAATTTTAAAATTATGATTAAATTAAACACAACAAGTACAAAACAGTATTATTTCATAAAAGATGGAGTAGTATTTGATATTGCATCATCGTATGATGGATTTGATAGGTGTGCAATAGAAATGGGGGGGGGGGTAAATGATGATTCCCTTCCATCAATTTATGTGGAGCAATATCGTGGTGATAATTTAATTTCCACAACATCTTATTATCTTGACACATTGATTAAAGATGGTGACACATATAAGAAAGAAAGTGGAGAATCAGAAAAACCAGTGTTTAAACACACAAAACATTCTGCTGAAAATCCAGATAGTGCAGAAGCAAGTGAAGAGTTTTATGATTATTTTATCGAATTATGCGAGGAAGAAATAGGAAAAACGATAATTAATAATCCATCTAGAGATTTTGAATATTTCAGTAGCAATTTAGATAAGTTAGGCGTACCTCTTTATGTTATAGAAGGAACTGGATACAATGTATACAATTCTAAAGGTAGTGCCACTAAAAAGGCTCAAATAACATTTGATGAAGAAGCGTATAAAGAATATAAGAAAAAAGGTGTTCTTGAGAAAGTATATGATTCAGCAAATAATGAGGCAAAGAAATATTCGTATAAAATAACCAATGATACAGAAATTAAAATCGAAGAAATAATTTAATTTATAATAAGGGTTGCTAGAACGCAACCCTTTTATTTTTGTATTTTTCCGTTTTTAAAAGATATTTATAGATTAAATAAATTGTTATGGAAATTAAACTTAGTAATCTTATGGTTCTAGAGAGACTTCTTCTAGAAATTAATGCGAGATTTAAATTTGATTTGGAATTCGGTGATGCCTATAAACTTTATGAGTTTTTAAGGTCAGTTGGTAAAATTACGAGTTATGCGTTTTTAATTCAAGATGAATATCATCAGAAATATCAAGATACTGAGAAACTTAAGGAGTATCATAAAATGGTGATGGATTCATTTGTGGAATTCAATTATGAAGAGGTTATTGACTTTATAGTTGATGTGAATGAGAAATTTAAAAATGAGGAATTTCAAAATATTATTTCAGAAATTAAGTTCTGGGATTAATCTTTTAAACTCATTAAATATTTATATATAAGAAAAATAACTAATTAAAATTAAAATATTAAGAAATTATGGCAGATAATGCAAGAGGAATACACGTTTCACCAGGTATTTATACTCGTGAGATTGACATGACTTACGCAGTACGTAGTCTCGGAATTACAACTCTTGGTCTTGCTGGTGAGACTTTAAGGGGCCCAGCATTCCAACCAATGGATATTTCCAACTGGCGTGAGTTCCAAGAAGTGTTTGGTGGAACTAGTACAGAGAAGTTTAAAGGAAGCCAATACCCTAAATATGAGTTGCCTTATATCGCTAAGTCTTATTTGAGCGAGTCAGAACAGCTTAAGGTTGTTCGTGTTCTTGGTATTAGCGGTTATAATGCAGGCCCAGCTTGGCTTGTAACTGCATCAGATGGAGAAGGTGGTAAAAAACAAGCTGTGGCTGTTATACGTTCAAGAGGTACTTATCATCCATACGACACTGGTAATACTAGCGGATGTACTTGCGAAACGACAAAATATGACACATTGAGATATTATGTTGGCGAGAAAACTGTTAGCGGTGCTACAGAATGTGATAAGAAAGGTTATAATATGAATGCACTCCAAATTAGGGAGTACATACCACTTTATAGCAACGGTAATGAATGTGATGGATATGGAATTAATGGCGGTACTGGTGTTTGGACCGTTTCACAAACTAATAAAGGAAGATTTAAATTTGTCGGTGTAAAGGGTGCTCATACTGATAGAGAAGTGAATACAATCATTCAAGAAAAAGATTTGACAAGAGGATATTTTGAATATGCGGTATCATTGAATCCTTATGACAAGGAGTACATACTCAACGTTCTAGGAACAAAGGCTTATGATGGTGATGCCCCTATATTTGTTGAAACATTGTATGATGTGGCACTTGAGCAAGGTATTGCGAACAATGATGTATCTGTTATTGACAGTGGGTTGACAGAGTTTCAAGTATATTATACAGCAGACTTTGACCACCATGAGCCAGTTTATGGAATTGTTGATAAACCACAGTCTTCATTAAATAGAAAATATGTTGGACGTAGGTATCTTGCTAGCAAATATGCCAAGGACGAAGGCATTAGGTGCGTGTGCTATGATTATGAGTTGGGAAGACCATACACTATGGCTGAAATTTCTAGCGGAGACCCAGATGCAACTGTAATCACCAAAAAACCAAGTAGCATTAAAGAAGCTGATGCAGCAGCATGGTCAGCTAAAACAGTCGCAGAGGTTGAAATGAAAGTTGGACAGATTTATACTGTTAAGCAGTACACAACTCAAGACGGTAAAAGACATTACTATTATGCTTATTACTCAAAGAAAAGCATAGACGAATTAAAAGAAAGGCAAAGTGGTGGTTCTGAATATGAATATGTCAACTATTATGGTAATTTGTTGAATGGAGGTACTAAAGGCAATGATGGAAAGGAGTCAACCCTTGTTTTAAACAATGCTGATGGACTTTACTATAGGATGAATGGCAATAATAGTGATGTAGCTTATGTTCAGCTTGATATGAATGATTACAAGTCAGCATACAGATATGCTTCAACTCCTTGGATTGTATCTAACTTGAAGGGTGACTTTGACCACATTGAAATGACTAAATTGTTCAGATTCCATACAATTTCTGATGGTAACAACTCAAACTATGAGGTTAAGGTTTCAATTGAAAACATTAGACCAGACGAAGGTACTTTTGATGTAATTGTACGTAGGATAGATGACCTTGACGAATCAATTATTCCACTTGAGAGGTTCGGAAGATGTACAATGACACCAGGTGATGCTAATTACATTGCATATAAGATTGGTTCATTTGACGGTGTGTATGAGTCCAAGTCTAAGTATATTACTGTTGAGGTAAATGAGACAACGGCAGCTAGAACTTCTGTTCCAGCAGGTTTCTTAGGTTATCCAATACCAATGTATAATGGCTTACCAATTAGCGGCAATGCAAATTCAAGCGTTACATTCCCAGCAATCAAGTATAACAGATATTTTGATGAGGACATTAAGAACAGAAAGCAGTATTTTGGTCTTTCTTCATGGATTGGTGTCGATATTGATAACTTCACATTCAAGGGAACAAAAGCTTACATTAATGACCCAAGTTTCTTGTCGCACGGTTTCCATCTTGATTCAAGACTTGATAGGGAATATGGCGCATCAGCAACAACAGTTACAGTCGATGGAGAAGAGGGGTATGTATTTGATTGTGTATCAACAAATTCTAGGACACAAGTTCTTGACCAACCACCAGTGATTGGTAAAGAAGATGAAATGTATGGTTCTATTTATGAATATGTTAACCTCCGTAAGTTCACTGTGTTCTTCTATGGTGGCTTTGATGGATGGGACGATTATAGAGACCAAAGAACAAATACTGATAATTTCAAAATGTCTCAGTATAGAGGGTTCATTAACCAAGGAAGCGGAGAAGGATATTCATTCAATAAGATTGCAAACCCAGATTTGATTGGGTTAAATCAGAATGGTATTACCTCTGACTGGTATGCTTATCTTGCTGCTATTCGTCAGTTCAGTAATCCAGAAGCAACAGATATTAACGTATTCGCTACTCCAGGTATTGACTACGTAAATCAGAAACTTCTTGTTGAAGAGGCAATCGAAATGATTGAGGAAGAAAGAGCAGATAGTATCTATGTCATTACAACTCCAGATAAGCCAAGCGGCGCTGGTGATTACGTTGATGAAATGTACACCCCAGACGAGGCTGTATATAACTTGGAGGACACGGAGATTGATTCTAACTACTCATGTACATATTATCCTTGGGTTAAATACTTAGATGTCGATAATAATCAGTACATTTATTTGCCAGCAACGAAGGATGTTGTACGTAACTTCGCACAAACAGATAATCAAGCATATCCTTGGTTCGCACCAGCAGGTATTGAACGTGGTAATGTTGATTGTGTAAGAGCACACTTTATTACAAAACTCGGTGACGAAGATGTATTGTACGAAGGCAGAATTAACCCAGTCAAGACATTCGCTCAAGATGGTCCTAAGATTTGGGGACAGAAGAACTTGCAGATTAATGAATCACAACTTAATCGTATCGCAGTTCGTAGATTGTTATTGAGAATGAGAAAACTTATTGCAATCTCTTGTATTGGTTTAATCTTTGAACCAAACGATGCAACAACGAAACAGTCATTCATTTCTACTGTAACTCCAATTATGGATAGCATCAGAAGCAACAGAGGTATTTCTGATTACAGAATTGAGGTCAATGATACAATAGAGTCAAGGGAAAGAAGAGAACTTCCAGTTAAGATTTACTTCAAACCTTATAATGCTCTTGAGTACATAACAATTGACTTTATTTTATCCCCAGAGGGGGTGAATTTTGAGGACATCTAATTGATAATCAGATAGTTACATAACTCTTAAATAAAAATGGGAGGAAAATTTGATTTTCTCCCATTTTTTATATATCTTTGCAAAAAAATACATAAAAGTGGTGTTATTTTTTACGATATATTAATATTTATAGTAAAGGATATATTAATATGAGAAGATTAAAACAAGAAGACTTTATTACACGCCTTAAAGAAATTCATGGAGATTCATATGATTATTCAGAAGTAAAATATGTTAATGCAAAAACAAAGGTTAGGTTGTTTTGCAAAAAACATAATATATGGTTTGAAATAACCCCAGATAGCTTATTGTCGAAAAAATGTGGTTGTCCAATTTGCCGTTATGAAAAGTCTGCTGAAAAAATGAAGACACCAGTTGAAGAGTTCATTAAAAGAGCTAACGAAGTTCACAATGGAAAGTATGACTATTCAAAGGTTGAGTATGTGAATAATAGAACGAAAGTATGTATAATATGCAAAGAGCATGGTGAGTTTTGGCAGACTCCTGATAAACATATATTAAGAGGTCAAGGATGCCCATACTGTAGTGGGAATGCAAAGAGGACAACTGAATCGTTTGTTAATGATGCAAAAAAAGTTCACAATGACAAATATGACTATTCAAAGGTTATATATAGTGGTATACATAATCCAGTATGTATTGTTTGTCCAATACACGGTGAGTTCTATCAAGCCCCAAATGACCATCTTCGTGGTCAAGGATGTCCGCACTGTAAACAGAGTAAAATAGAGAAAATAGTGTTCAACACACTTACTGAGGGTAATATTACATTCGAGACTCAATATAAATATGATGATGAAAATCAAAAAAATAGATTGGATTTTTATTTACCAAAATACAACATAGCAATAGAATGCCAAGGAGAACAGCATTTTAAACCTGTTGATTTTGCGAACAAGGGTGATGAATGGGCTAATGAGTTGTTTGAGAAAAACTTAGTTAGAGATAAATACAAACGTGTGTTATGTGAAAATAAAGGTATTAAGTTGTTATACTATGTCCCAAAAAAGAACACTGTACCTGGTTATAAATCAAATAAAAAATTTAATGGACTGTATACAAATGACAATGTTTGTAATAATATAGAACAGTTAAAAAATAAAATAGAGGGAGTTTCATTTGATGATATTTAATCAAATAATATAATTAAAAAAAGTGGAGAGTATTGGTTGCTCTCCACTTTTTTTATGTCAATGATATTTATATACAAATAAACGTTTATTAATTATGGAAAAAAATTTTAAAACAGTTTTAAATGAATTGAAAAGTCTAAAAGCGCAGCTTACAGAAGACTATATATTTAATGGGGAAGATGGTGTTATGGACGATGGAATGGGTCAAGGAATGGGCATGGAGCAACAGCCAGACCCACAGATGGTTCAGCAACAACCGCAGCAAATGATGGGTCAAGGAGATTCTGAGGAAGAAATCGCAATGCATGCTCAAGAGGTTATCCAACATGAGCCAATTATAGGTAAGATTAGAGAAACCGCAATTGAAGGATTAAAGAAGTATGCAGACCACCCTACATCAAGTTTATATGAGTTTTTCAAGAAAGTCTTCTTAGAAAGCGACAAAGTGTTAACCGACACTGGAAATAAAAAATAAGGTACTGACATTAATCAGTACCTTTTTATATTAAAAAGCAGCATATCGCCCATGTTACCCAAATTTGGATTATATGTATTGTTTGGTCAATTGTGAGGCTTATCTTTAATTGATTACATTTGAGGTCATCCACATACATATGAATAAACATATTGCAGCATATTATTATACCTAGTATGTTTGGGCTAATGTTTAAAAACCAAAGCGGAATAGAGATAATTATTGACCAAGACAGAGAATGAATCGTCAATGCAGTCATGTAGTCATACTCGTACATATTTTTGTAGCCTTTTTGCTTCAGCCACCAATTTTTCTGCTTCATACTAGCTAATATTCCTTGCAAATGGAAATCATCTATGATGTGAAGCAATATCATTAAAAAAAGTATTTTTAGTTCCATAAAATAAAAATTAATTATTCAATAATATTGCAAATATATATTTTTTTCTGAAAATAAACAATTTTTTAAGTTAAAAAAAATATAATATGTTATATTTATATTAAAATAAAATGAATAATAATAATCTAGATTAAAAAAATATTTTAAAATGAGTGATTTACTTTTGAAAATGCCGCTCAATTACGAACCTCTCAGGAAAAATAGATGGCTATTAAGATTCCCAGCCGATTTAGGTATCCAAGAGTGGTGGTGTCAGAGCGCAAAGCGTCCATCAATTAAACAAGAGGGTAAAGCGATACCTTTCTTGAACACAGAAACATATGTTGTAGGACGTTATACTTGGGATGAGATTCAAGTAACATTGAGAGACCCAATTGGTCCTTCTGCTTCGCAAGCTGTAATGGAATGGGTACGTCTTCACTCTGAGTCCATTACTGGTCGTCAAGGTTATGCAGCTGGCTATAAACGTGATGTTGAGCTTGAAATGCTTGACCCAACAGGTGTAGTTGTATCTAAATGGATTCTAAAGAACACAATGTGTACAGTAGCAGATTTCGGTGATTTGGATTACAGCCAAGATGACCTCGCAACCATCAGCCTGACCCTGAGATTTGACTACGCTATACTCGCGTACTAATTGTCTGAAAATCAGCAAGTTACAGCGTTTCGTTAAAACATTATTGAATGAGCAAATAAAACAAAAAATAGGATTCTAATGTTAGAATCCTATTTTTTTATCAGTTTTCTTATTACCATTATCTTCTGTGTGATATATTTGTGCTAACGTCATTTCTTGCGTTGCGTTTGGTATAAATGCTTTCACTTTGTCTATAGACAGTTTTTTGAATTCATATATGAGAGATAGTCTACCCTCACGCAGTACTGCTGGGTCTATTTTTGATTTATGACAATTAAACGTGCAGATAAATTTAATTCCAAATGCTTCGCCTATAATGCCATCTGTTAGGTTAAGCATTGAGTTAAGGAATTTATTGCCGTTACTTCTATTCACAAATAGTTTTTCGCAGTCTTCGATGATGAATACGTGTTGTTTATGTTCGCTCAAGAAATCGAACATTTTGCCATCGCTAGTTGGCTTAAACAATTCTGAATCAAAATACAGAAATTCCACATCAGGATTGTCATGTATCAATTTTTTGATTATAGAGGTTTTTCCCGTTCCTGGTTCTCCATGCAGCAGTATAAGTTCCTCTTCGTCAGAATTAATCAGTTCAGTTAACTTATCGTATGGTAAATCATCATTATAGTTCTTTTTCAAGTCGCAGTCAAAAGGTT